TCTTATGATCTCCATGTGCGGTGTATGTCAAACCAGAAGGATTTGGATTAAAAGATGTTCCACCATCAACACTTTTCTTCTTATCTTCGGCCGAAAACATCATGTCACCTTGATAAACACCTTCTTTTGGTGTAACTTTGGGTAAGTGTTTGAGTGCTTCTTTTAATTTGGAAACAAGACCTGGTGCATGACCATGGTTCTTTAGAATGTCAGCTGGAGTATAGTTGACCTTAGGTGTTTTGTTGAAGGCTGACTTGGATGCAACAAAAAACTTACCATTTTCTGGATGATGCCCATAAACGATGGCAGGAGATCCATCATATTTTGTTGTTAATTCGGAAGTCTTTTTACCTTGTTTTATGTGTTCAGCCGCAGCCATCAGAGATTTCATGGCGTGTTTTGCACCCTTTTCTCCCTTTTGAAGTGGACGATCTTCAACGTGCGTCAAATGTTTAATCTGACGGCTTGCACCTTCCTCTTCAGGCTCTACCTGTTCTCTGATAAATGACTTAAAAGATTTCATTAATTTGCCTTTGATTGCAACACACTTTGGTTGCCCGTGGATTTATTTATAATGGATTATACTACACACTGGCAAATTTGTCAAATATTCGGTTCGATATATAGCACTCAATAATGTTCGATTTGTCTATTTCCCGCCAACCATCCCCAGCAATGTATTTTGTCAAATTCGATCAAATAATCTTTTGGTATATTTACATAATGTGCATGTTCTGTGTCAGCAAGACCATTGGATAACATTCCTAGATTCTGTTGAATAACTGATAAATAAGCATCTATTAAAGATGGGCACATTGACCACATTCTGGTGATTAATAGATGATCTGCACCAAACTTAATGTAACCCATCCAAGTTGGTATTCTTTTCTTGAATACAAACTTACCAAACAAGTTTTCATATTCTTTCATATCGAAACTATCTTCAAGTTCAGACCTTGCAGAAAACTTAAATATTCTTTTGACTGAACTCAACATCTTACTTAATTTTAAGTCATTTTTAATTGTTGCAAGTGTTGCAAACAATAAACAGTTTTCACCATGACTCTTCAGACCATTTACTGCACAATATCTTGTATTTGGTTCTTCACTCAAATCCAAATAATAATTTGATAGACCAGCTAAAGTTTCTTTTTCTAACTCCGAGACTGGTCTAACCGAAACATCTGCAAACAATATGATTGCTTCAGGTAACACCTTGCGTATAGACTTCAATGATGCAACTGTTTGTGAAAATCTTTCCTCATCATTAAATGCACCAATGGCCGGTTTAAGTGATGAAGTAACAATAAACAGATTCTTATCGGGTATCATAGAAAGTCACTCAGATTGTCAGAGTCACGATATAAATTAATGGCTTCAGCTCTAGGATAAGGATTGGCCTTGTTGTAGTCATTGATCAAAATTCTTCTAGAATTCTGTAGACCACAAATCAAAGTGAAACTCTTGAAACCTAACCGATATAACATCTCTCTTGTCAGTGATGTATACTCATTTTCCCTAGCAGAAGTAAAGATAAATTGTGCGCCACTATCTTGGAGTTTCAATAATCTTTTCACATTATTCTGTAAAGGTACTTCAAGACACTTACTTTCCAGATCCAGTCTAGATTGTGCCTTGACAATTGTACCATCAATGTCACAGAAGATCACTGGTCTGTCATTGTATTCAAACCAATCATTCGCGGTTCCAACGTCAACATAATTTGTGACACTTCTCTTGGTGAAAATGTGCCCTTGATCTAACATTCGACCAATAATATCAGAAACAAAGATTTCACCATCCATTTGTGAAACATATTCAAAAGCAGACTTGTATTGTTCAGCACTTTCGAATTTGTAACCACCAACACAGAATGTGTCTGAAACAACCTGTTTTTCTATGATATTGGTTACAATGTCTTGTTCATTAACAATAACAAAACTTTTTGATGCCAACTTCTTCAGAATCTCATGTTCAGAGATGTTGGAAACACAAATGTAATTACCTGATGTGTTTTCGTGGTCAAAGAAACTGTCACAATCTTTAACTAAGAACTCACCTTTTGTACCAGATTCTGATAAAATGCGATATACAGTATCGGCAGGCCCTTTGGTTGGTTTATCAATCACAACAAAATTAAGATTGTCGGACCATTCATGTTGTATCTGTTCTATGACAGCATACTTGTCTTGGTGTTCTTTTAGAATACCGATGTTGATTTTCATACCGAGTTCCCTATATTTTCTCAGTGCATTCATCAACATCATTTCACCCCTGTAATCGTACAAGAGATATTTTGGCTTCATGTCAGGAAATCTTGTAGATAGTCCTGCTGCGGGTACAATTATTTCCATAGTCTGTTTATTTCCTTCATAATGAATTTATGGTTGTCATCACCTTGTTTAGTATGTAGATAGACTCTTAACAACATCAATATCAAAAGATTGTCATCGAAAAACTTTTCATATTGTTTTCTTAGTTTATTTTGTAGGTTCTGTAACTTGACCTCCAACTTGATATTGGTGTTTCTTAAGAACCATTTGCACTCCAGGTCTTGTCTGAGTTTTGCAATGTCAAAGACAAACGAATCATATTCTATTGTGACAGGATCGATCAGGTGAAATCCTGGATCGGTATGTATGATGTTCTCTAGTGTCAAGTCACCATGATATGTTGACTGTGGCAATATTTTAGGCAATCTGTCAATCAATTCTTCCTTTGTGAATGGCATTTCATCACAGTCGTCTAACCACTTCAACTTATTGTAATAAGTTTCGGTATAGTCTTTCATTTCGGAATCACCAGAAAAATTATCAATTAAAACAGACAAAAAATTAAACAGCTGGTGACTATTATTGTGTATTAGATAATTCTTCATATCCAAACCATGGATGTATTCCATGATTAGAACATTTTCACTAACAGAATATATTTCAGGAACAGGATAACATGCATCATATAGAAACTTCATTTGAATGAAATTTCTTTCTATATTACCAGTTTTTTCAACGTACAAACCAGTTTGATTTTCTTTTAAGAATATTTTACAACCGGAATGACCACTGAGTTCCTTTATGATTTTGTCCATTGTTCGTAATCATCCCGAATTAAAGAGTGCCATGTTCCGTTGTGTGTGCCGGGTGGAAATGGATTGTTCATGTTCACATAGACAAGTTTCTCACCAATCAAACCGTGTTTGTGTAAGTTTGCTCTCATCAAGTCTTCACCAATGAATTGATTGCCACCATTGTAGTATTCATCAATGTTTTCATATGTTGACATATATTTCATCATATTTTCTTTTGACGAAAAAGCAAACTGGTCATTCCCAAAGTCTCTCGTCGGCACCATTCTGCAATTTGGTATGTACAACTTAGAATTATCCAACTGTTCGAAAGGAATCTTCACGTTCAATGCATAATCTGTACGCGAACGAATGATCCAATCATAATCATTAAAGACTAATTTCCTACATTCATTCATCGAATAGAACATTCGATATGTAAATCTTGGAGGATATTTCTCTGCGTTTGGTGTATTTGTATACTTGCTGTCGTAATCAACCAATGGTGGTGTGTCGAATTCATAACTTGTTGGTCTATAAAGTTCCAAAAGTTTTCTTTCACCATCAAATTTCCAACTATGAATGTACACATCCACATCGTAATGGTCTAGTAGATTACGTTTGTAATATTCATAACCTTTTTCAAACGATCTGGATTGACCAGAAAAACATAATGCAATTTTCATCTTTGTATCGATACTCTGAGTTGGTCTGTTGTTACACCACGTAGTTTGTTCATGTATATATTACGCAATAACATCATGTGTGGGCAATATCTATCTTCTTTATGGATTCTGATATTCTCCTCACCATATTTGCGGTCATTTCTGAGGTGATCTTCAAATTCTTGTTCGAATTGAGTTGAATGCAATCTTTCATATTCATCATATAAAAAATAATGTTTTGCATAAGAGAATGGCATGATTGCAAAAATATCAGATATTAAATTGTAAGACTCCCCGAAAGGAGTGATTAACATATCAACATCTTTGAAATCAAATAACTGATGAAACTTGATATCGTATCTACAATATACCAGTGTGTGATATTCTTCTTCAATCAAATCGAATGCTGCCTTTCGGCTATAGTTCATCGATGCATTACCGGCAATTCTATCATTGTTTGCATTCTTTGGATGGGCAAGACGAATCCTTTTTTCCATCTCTTCAAATTCTTCTTTGTGAATCTCATAGTTTTCGAGTTTGATCCTTACAGGTTTCAATCTATCAATCACATTGTTAAATTCTTCCTGACTGTCAGACCAGAGGTGACAGTAAACATCCAGTTGATTTAAATCAATAAACTTTTTGATGTTTTCCCATGTTTGGTCAAATGTTCTATATTGACCAGATAAGACTATACAATTTTTCATTTGATCCAGTACCACACATCACATTCTGTAAAAAGAATCTTTTTGCCAACTTTGGCAGCAAATTCATCTGCGGCTTGACGAACACCAGGAATAGCATTGTAATCATGCCCAGCAAAAACTCCACCAGTCTTCAATTTTGAATAGAAGTTGGCACAATCTTTGGTAAGTTGTTCGTAAGTATGTAGACCATCAATAAAGATAACATCATAATCATCATCAAATAGTTTATCGACAACGTTGTCCGAATAGTCTCTCAACAGATTAAAACGATTACTATAACCCAACAAACGATTCATAAATCTTTGATAAATTGCTTCGCGTTCATTTAGATTGTTTCCGTTCCAGTCAACATAGTTTGAATATGGATCAACACCAGTCAATACACAGTCTGGATTACTGTCTAACAAAAATTGTGTGGTGTCACCAATATCACAACCAATTTCCAACACTCTTGGATAATGCATCTTTTTGATCATCTCTCCAAGCCCGTAACCAGAACACTTGAATGCAGAAGCTGGAGGTGTGAAAGCCTGTGTTTCAGTATTAAATGTAATAACGTCATCCATTATAAAGTCCTATACTTAAAGAATTGAGATTCATCTTCCTGACCATATTTCTGTTCAACGAATTTCTTCCATTCGGGAACGCGATCATATTGATGAACGATGGGAAAAACATATCTATCATGTGTCATTACAACACCATTTTCAAACACTGGTTCGTAACACAGAAGATTTGGTCTGAAATAATCAATCTTTGTTGGATCTGCAACAGTACCTGCTTCGCAAGCCCAACTAACTGTGACTCTTGTCACATTTTTGAAAGGTTGTGTACCGATCAAAACATTAAAGACTGCTTGATCACAAATAGGAATTGGCCTATTGATTGCATTCGTAAAGATATTGAAAACCATATCTTTAACATATTCTGAAGCACCACCAAAAGTTCCTACGTTGTAGATAACATTGTTTTTGAATTGTTCATAAACATATGGGCCATAGGACTGTTTGAGATTGTCATCACCCCAAGGTTCATCTTTGTAACGAAGGCCTTCAGATGCAACAATTAGTTTCACCGCTGAACCTGGTGTGATTTCTCTTTCAATGTGTTCGAATGGATCTTTTTGAAAGTAAACGTCTTTTACATCGGTCGTAACAACCAATTTATATTTTGCCCAGTTTGTTCTGAGATATTCATAGATTGATAGGAATCTCAAAACGTGAATTGGAACACCATCAACATGAGCCATTGGAACAATAATGACTCCATTGTCATTTAACCAATCGATTGTTTTTTGCGTTGTTTTACCTGCAACCAGAACAACATCGTTATCGCCAGCAACTTCTTTTGCCGACAATACCCAAGGTTTTAACTGATTGATTTCATAGTTGGTGAAACCACCGATAATTAAATTTTTCTCCACGGAAATTCTCCATTATATTTTTCATTCATCACTCTGTTGCCATTTAAAAAGAAGTCTGCATTAACAGAACCAGCATTACCATCAACACGATAGTTGACAGTATACTTTCCTGTGCAGTCGAATTTAGGAAAATGTTGTGATAACACATTCAACCAAACACGATCTTGACCCCAACCGCCATGCCATACCTGTGCTAATTTTATCGCAACTTCAGTTTTAATGCAATAGCAATTAGTATCTATATGATTAACACCATGATATGTTTGCCACTTACCAAGAGATTCACAATCATCATTACATATGTATTGACCATCTTTTGTGCATACCTTTCGGAGTGAATAGGACCAGTCCAGGTTGTTTTTTTCTATTGTCTTGATGCAGTTCTCGATATGATCTGGTTCAAACCAACAATCTTGATCCAGGTAAACCACATACTTGGTATCAATTAGGTGAGTGAACGCTGCATAGACTCTGTGCCCATAAAATCCGTTTGCGCCAACATTAAGTGGTAGAAAACATCGTGTTAAGTTTTTTCTATCCAAGAAATCATCCGAAATGATTCTTGTGCTCGAATGTGATTTTGGTCCATCCGCAACAACATAACATTTTGTATCATAAGATTGGTTCAGTACACTACGAATAGCATCTTTCAACTCCGGTGCACCGGTAGTCGGCATAATCACTGTCACACTCATAATTTAACCTCTTGTAAGTTTCAATATAATTTCTATTTGTTTTTCGATAATAGGTTTGCGATTTGGCCAGTAGATATATTCTTTGTCGCCTGTACTATGTAGTTTCTTCAGGAGAGGTACAATTATTTTCTCAATATCTTCTAGTCTTTTTTTGTAGTCTTCAGCTGTCTGTTCTGTTTTGTTGATTACTGAATTGTAGTCTTCTTCCGACACGGCAGAGAAACCGTAATCGAAATCAGATTCTTTATATTCTTTTAAAATTTTGTCGAATTCGTTTAGTGGCATTTTAAATTCTTAAAGTTTAGTGTATTAATTTTACTTTTTAATTTTTACTATTAACAGACCACCACGAGTGGCCATCAACTTGTATGGGTAGATAGCTACGCGAGCACCATTATAACGTTTATTCTTATAGGTGAATCCTCGACCAGCTCGAAATGTTGCACCAAAGACCGGTAAGTATCCACCTTTAAAGTGTGATAAGTCACCAGACAAACTCATGTGACTAGAGAAGTCAAGTTCTATGTGTTTACCCATATTTTTAAACACTGGTTTGCCTTGACCAATCAACTGCGTATGTTGTAAAGAGAATGGGCGCCCATAATCTGGCCCATAAATCGACATATTGGCAAGTTCATCATTAGTGAATTCACCCATAACTGGCATAGGAAGTTGATCACTATTACCAATAACTTTGGCAACTTCTCCCAAAAACTTTTGAACAAGTGGATGATTGTAGATATATTCACCGGCCTGTTCAGATAAACCACCATATTGTTGAAAAGCTTCTGGTCCACCTTCTTTTTTGTGAGAAACATAAATCGAGCCGGCTGCAGTAGGATTTTTATTATCTTTGCAAAGAATAATGTCGGCTTTAGGATCTCCTTTCACACCCGCTTTTTGTTTGATTGGAGAATCAACTTTTATAGCATAGGCAATGTCTTTATATATTTTGTTGTCACCTTTCAATTTAACATCAAT